CTAAGGCAATTATGGAAAGGGCGGTAGGCACGTACGTTGAAAATCAGGTTAGCAAGAAAAGGGCCGTCGGTGAACTGAATCACCCAGAAGGTCCTACCGTTAACCTAGATAAAGTTTCCCACTTAATTACTGACTTGAAATTGGAAGGTAATAATGTGATTGGAAAGGCACAAATATTGGATACTCCAATGGGTCAGATTGTAAAAGGTCTCCTAGAGGGCGGTGTTCAATTAGGCGTGTCAACTCGTGGAATGGGAAGTCTTGAGAGTAGAAACGGCGTAATGTACGTCAAAGAGGATTTCATCCTTAGTACGGTAGATATCGTACAGGACCCCTCTGCACCAGATGCATTTGTTAATGGTATAATGGAAGGTGTAGATTGGGTTTGGAATAACGGAATCCTAGAGCCTCAAGCGATTGAAGAGATAGAGACTGAAATCAAAACAGCACCGGCTGCAGTTCGACCTGAAGTGCAAATACGTGAGTTTAAGAATTTCCTCTCGTTAATCAAATCTAAACTATAAGGAGTCATCTATGACTGATCTTAATCAAGAAGTCGAAGTTGAAATCCGCGATACAGATGTTGAAACTAACGATGTAGCGGAGGAGACTCTTGACGAAGCGAAAGAGCCAGGTACTAACGGCGATGCAAAATCTGTGAAGGGACAACCTGTCTCTGAGCCAGAGTCAATCGCATCTGTCGATAAAGCTGCAAAAGGCGCTACGACAAAACAATCACCACCAAAGACTAAGGCAGGTATGTTGAACGCAATGTATCAGACTGCTTCAAAAATGAAGAAGACTGACCTAATGGCGGCGTACAAATCTGTATGTGAAGCGGCAGGTGTTGAGCTAGAAGATGTAGCGGAACTTGACACATCTGCAGAACTATCTGCAATCGTTGAAGGTGAAGCGACTCTATCTGAAGAATTCAAGGAAAAGACTGCGGTAATCTTCGAAGCAGCGGTAAAGACTAAGCTGTCTGAAGAAGTCACACGTCTTGAAGAACAGTATGCTGAAGAACTAGCCGAAGAGGTATCTTCTATCAAGGAAGACCTAGTCGGTAAAGTAGATTCATACCTAAACTATGTAGTTGAATCTTGGATGGAAGAAAACAAGTTGGCGGTACAGAACGGACTACGTACTGAAATCGCTGAAAACTTCATGAACTCAATGAAGGACCTATTCGTAGAGTCTTACGTTGAAGTTCCTGAGTCTAAGGTAGACCTAGTTGATGAACTAGCAGAGCAAGTATCTGAGTTGGAAGAGAAACTAAACTCAACTACTGGTGACGCTATTTCACTTGCAGAGGAACTAGAGACTTACAAGCGTAACACTATTATCGCTGAAGCCTCTCGTGACCTTGCAGACACTCAAGCAGAAAAGTTACGTGAACTTGCAGAGAGCGTAGACTTCGAGAGCGAAGACCAATTCGTCAAGAAAGTTGCGACTATCAAAGAATCATACTTTTCAAAAGAAATCCCAGAGCAAATTGAAGAATCAGTTTCAGGTGAAGCTGAAGAAGAAGTGGAAGTATCCGGCCTAATGGAGAACTACTTGACTGCTCTACGTAAAACCTCTAAAAAATAAGGAAGACTGAAATGAATCAATCATTCGACAAATTGATCGAAAAGTGGTCTCCAGTTCTTAATGAAGAATCTGCGGGCACTATCACGGATCATCACAAGAAGGCTGTAACTGCAGCTATCCTAGAAAACCAAGAACGCGCAATGATCGAAGAGCGCACTGCAATGTCTGGCTTCATCACTGAAGATGTAGCAGGTGGTGCGAACACTGGTTCTGCAGCGAACTGGGACCCAGTCCTAATCTCGCTAGTACGTCGTGCAATGCCAAACCTAATGGCGTATGACATCTGTGGTGTTCAGCCAATGTCTGGTCCAACTGGCCTAATCTTCGCGATGAAGTCACGTTACGGTTCAGGTAAGACTACTTCACCAGAAGCACTATTCCAAGAAGCTGATACTGGTTTCTCTGGTCAAGGTACTCACCCTGCAGGCGAAGCGATGCCAACTGCATCTGCTGAGTCTCTAGGCGCAGGCGGTGTTGACGTTAACGGCAACCCATCAGGCGATTTCTCAGAGATGGGTTTCACTATCGAGAAGGCGACTGTAACTGCTAAGTCACGTGCATTGAAGGCGGAATACTCGCTAGAACTTGCACAAGACTTGAAAGCGATTCACGGCCTAGACGCTGAAACTGAGTTGGCGAACATCTTGTCAACTGAGATTCTAGCGGAAATCAACCGTGAAGTTGTTTACGCTATCAACTCTACTGCAATCCAAGGTGCAACTACTGGTAACATCAATGTCCCAGGCACTTTCGACCTAGACCTAGACGCTGATGGCCGTTGGTCTGCAGAGAAGTTCAAGGGTCTAGTTGTACAACTTGACCGTGAAGCAAACCAAATCGCGAAAGAAACTCGTCGCGGTAAGGGTAACGTCGTAGTATGTTCTTCTGACGTTGCAACTGCACTAGCAGCTTCTGGTATGTTGGACTACACTCCAGCGATGTCTACTTCATTGTCAATCGACGATACTGGTAACACTTTCGCAGGTACTCTAAACGGTCGCATCAAGGTCTACATCGACCCATATGCATCAGCTGACTACATCACTGTAGGCTACAAGGGTACTAACGCATACGACGCAGGTATCTTCTACTGCCCATACGTACCACTACAGATGGTCAAGGCAGTTGGCGAGAATGACTTCCAGCCACGTATCGGGTTCAAGACTCGTTACGGCATGGTGTCAAACCCATTCGTAGGTGCAACTCCACCAAGCGGTATCGCACCAAACAACATCTACTACCGTTCATTCGCGGTAGCGAAC